GTTCCCGATGCCGGCGACCTGCACCGTCAAATTCTGAATCTCTCCCAGATCGGCAACGATATTATAGTTGACTTCCAGCTTTTCGCGGAGAGCCTGTTTGCGTACAAAAGTACCAATCGGGTATCCAGCATCTTTAGCATATCCGGCTACCAGCTCATATTCCAATTCTGTGAAACGGATGTAAACTCGTTTCCCCCTATGAAGCGATTTCTCTTTCTTTGGTCGAGCCATAGCATAATCCTCCTGCATTTTATAGTTGCAGAACAACTCCCGATAAGCCGTAGGCGTTCGGCTGCGAACCCATTTATGTGGAGCCGGATAGCCAAAATCCAAGATTTTGTGCGTACCGTGGGAATGGGGAACGGAATCCCCATCAAGATTGCCAGCCGGGAAAAACCACGAAAGTGAGTTTTGAGCGGCTATGGGCGAATCTTGCGCTAAGAGAGAAAAAGCCCCACGACCTGGAAAATCGAGAATTGTCCTTATACCTATAACATTCTGGAAGCACCTTTTGGCAACCACTTGAAAAAATATTTTTGTGAAATTTCAAAATTTGGTTGCCAAACACCCCTTTTAGAATGCTATAGGTGAAGGGAGGTATTTGATGTACCAGAAAATGACGCATACACTTGAGGATTTGAAGAAATTGGCAGCGATGGAACTTCGGGATGTGAACCGTGAAGAACTGGTGGACATCAACGATGTGGAAATCAAGAAAGACCTGTCGCAGCGAGAACGGATGGTTGATTTTGTTTCACAGATCAAGAACCCTTACTGCTATCTTGACCGGGGAATGGTCGTAAAGATCAGTTTTGCCGGAGAGAACCGATTGGAGGACACGCTGAAAAAATGCGCAAGGACACACCGGAAATGAAAAAAGAAGAACGCAGAAGAAAATTTTCACTTTAGCACATTAAAGCGTTGACATAAACCGTGAAATATGAGATAATGGCTTTGGGTCAAAACAGAATATGCTGATAAAGCCGATAATTTCTTGGTTTATTGTCTGAACGACAAATAGATTAGGAGGTTATCGGCTTTTTATGTTTTTTCAGGGAAATGAAAAATACAACTGCGCCACATATCTTCGATTGTCGCGTTCGGATGGCGACCAGCAGGAGAGCAACAGCATAAAAAATCAGAGAGCGTTGCTGAACGATTACATGGGGAAGCACCCGGAATTGCACAAGTTCGATGAGTATGTGGACGATGGTTACAGCGGCACAAATTTTGAACGCCCGGATTTTAAGCGGATGATGCAGGACATTGAGAAAAGGAATGTCAACTGCATCATCGTCAAGGATTTATCTCGTTTCGGCAGAAACTACATTGAAACGGGTCGTTATCTGGAACGAATCTTTCCATTCATGGGTGTGCGCTTTATCGCCATCAACGATCATTATGACAGTGCAGAGGAAAACGATGATAAGGGCCGTATTCTGATTCCGTTCAACAATCTTATCAATGACACCTACTGCCGGGATATTTCGCTGCGCGTTCGCAGTCACTTGGATGTGAAACGAAAAGAAGGTCAGTTCATTGGCAGTTTCGCAGGGTATGGGTATCGCAAAGACCCCAAAGACAAAAATCATCTGATTATAGATGAATACGCTGCGGGCATTGTGCAGGAAATATTCAAATCAAAATTGAACGGAATGAGTTCACAGCGCATTGCCAGCCACTTGAATGAACTTGGGGTCCTGCCGCCGAACGAGTATAAGAGAGCCAATGGATTCAACTATACCTGCGGTTTTCAGGCTGGGCTGAATCAGAAGTGGACAGTGGTTTCCGTCAATCGTATTTTGAAAAATGAATCCTATACGGGAACATTGATTCAGGGCAAACGCAGGAAAATCAATTACAAAGTAAAAAAGAGCCATGATGTTGGAAGTGAAAACTGGATTCGGGTAGAAGATGCGCATGATGCCATTATCAGCAAAGGCGAGTTCCAGCAAGTACAGCAGTTGTTGGAACTGGACACTCGTACCGCACCATCGCAGACAACAGTTTATCCATTATCAGGTTTTCTACGCTGTGCAGACTGCGGGCAGAATATGATTCGCCGCACGGTGACGAAAAACGGAAAGAAGTATCAATACTATCACTGCTCTACCTATAAGAATGGCGGCGACTGCACACCGCACATGATAAACAGTGAGAAGCTGACGGAAAGCGTTCTGGCTGCGATTCGGCATCAAGTGACACTTCTTGTAGAAGCGGAAAAGGTACTCTCCAATGCAGAGTTGGCAAGCGGCGAACAGATTGGCATAAAGATTCTGGACAGCCAGATCACTGCACTGGAAGCTGAATTAGAACGGTACAGTAATTTGAAAATCCGTCTGTATCAGGACTTATGCGATGATGTTGTCAGTCGGGAAGAGTACGGAGAAATGAATACTCGCTTTGCGCAGAAGATAAAAGAGGCACAGGATAAGATTCAGGAAATCCGCGAAAAGAAGCAGGAGGCATTAAAGCACGACACACTGCTTCCTACTTGGTTGGAAGAATTTAAGCAATACGAACATATCAAAACGCTCGAACGTAGGGTCGTGGTGGAACTGATCGACCACATAGATGTTCATAGCAAAACAGAGATTGAAATTCATTTCTGCTTCGAGGATGAACTACACAGTATCACAGAAAAATTCATGGAATATCAAGCACATCATGGAAATGAGGTGGCAGAGGAATGAAATGGGTCAGTTATACAAGGTCGATTTCCAGCAGGATCGGAGAAGAAAATCCATCCAATACGATTGCGGAGCAGAATGAGCGCATTGCGCGGTATCTAAAAAAGCGTGGGTGCAGCGTATCCGAAAAATACAGTGACCGAAAGAGAACAGCAGAAGCCACAGAGGGCTTTGACAAATTGGTACAGGATGGGATGGCTCGGAAATTTGATGCAGTTGTTGTGGATTCTATCTTCCGCTGTGGAAGAACCCTTCCGTTTGCCATTGAAGCACTGCAGAGGACGTTCTATCCGCTTGGTATCCAATTTGCAGTTGTGGAAGATGACTTTTGCAGTGCAGACAAAACTGCCGAAGAAGTTGCAGAGTATTTCAATGGAAAGACCATTGATAAGATTCGTTCGGAATTTATTACCAATCGCCAGAATCACTTTGAAGAGGGTACATTGACCCATCGACAGGCTAAATATGGTTATGCGCTGTCGGAAAATCGCAGAAACCTTGTTCTTAATCCTGAGAGCGCACAGGTTGTAAAGCTGATTTTTCAAATGTATCTGGAAGATATGAAAATCCCGGAAATCGCAAGAGCATTGGATGCACAGGGCGTTCCATCTCCACAAATCCAGATGGCAAAGAAAAAAAGATCAAGAACAAAAATCAAGTGGCCGGATTCAACAATTCGCTCGATTTTGAAAAATCCACTCTATATCGGAAAGTGTACGCTGACGCTG